ATAAGATAGGAATCATTAATGGTGCAATGTTAATTGACCAGAGACATAATGGTGCTTCTAACACAAATAGTAATGGTTATCATACTGATAGATTTAGAACTCAAGTGAGTGGAATGGACGAATTGGTTCAAACTTATCAACAAATTTCTGATGGACCTCCTGGATTTCCAAAATCTCTAAAAATAACAACAACAAGTCCAGAAACTACTATTGTAGATAATGAATACCTATCAGTTTACCAAAAAATTGAAGGTCAAAACTTACAAGATTTTGCATATGGAACTAATAGTGCAAAATCAGTAACAGTATCATTTTATGTAAAATCTTCTATTACAGGAACATTTGGGTATACTGTTTATAGAAATGAGTCAACTGATAGAGCAATCAATAAAACTTACACCATCAATAATGCTAATACTTGGGAAAGAAAAACTATAACTCTAGAAGGTGATACTGCACAAGCAATTGGAAATCAAAGTGCGGATAATTGGTGGAACTGTTGGCATCTTGCAGCTTCACCATATTATAAATCAGATCCAGCACCAAGATGGGCAAACTATGATGGTAATAATTGGGCTGGTTATCATGAACAAAATGGAGTTATAACAACTAATGGTGCAACATGGCAAATAACTGGAGTTCAGATAGAAATAGGTAAAAATGCCACTGAATTTGAACATCGTTCTTATGGTGAGGAACTTGCATTGTGTCAGAGATATTATTGGAGAGTTCCAAATGCTCGTTGGTTAAATGGATATAAAAGGCATGATAGTAAAATTTATTATCAACTCGATACTCCAGTTCCAATGAGATCAACACCTGCTCCAACAATACATAGCGTAGGTCTCCTTACAAATCATCAGTCAGCATTAGGTGGTGCAGTTCAAACTACCAACTGCACTGTATTTGAATATCGTTCAGATTCTGGAAGAGGAACACTTCAAATCGAAAGCACCTATAGTGGAACTCATACGATTATTCCATCCTGGGAAGCAGGAACAATAGACTTTAATGCGGAGCTATAAATCTTTATAGATCATCCTTCAAACCTAACAAAGGTATTCTACTTAGATTCATACACTCTGTCAACTCCTTGACAAATTGGAGTTTGTATTGTAAGGTGTATATTATCTAACTATTTTTATGAAATTTTTAGTTTATTCAAAAAATGAATGCCCGTATTGTTATAAGATAATGCGGGTTCTAGAAATGACTGGAAAACAATTTGTTGAGTATAAACTCGGCAGGGAGTTTACAGGTGAGGAGTTTTATGATAAATTTGGTAAGGGTTCTACATTCCCACAAGTGCTCTGTGATGATCGAAAGTTAGGAGGATGCGTTGACACAATCAGATTCCTCAAAGAACAACAAATCGTCTGAAGAAGACCTAAATAAAACCAAGGACCACCTCAATCGTGGTATTGAATTTATTCTTAATGGGGGGAAAAAGAAGCAACCAAAACCATTTCAAATAGTTTTAGATAAGATGGTTTGCTTTTTTAATCGGGAAGTAAACATCTATTTCGAATTTTCTTTTCGGACAAAGAAAATAAAGTAGTTTCTCGGAGTAGAACAATGTTAGCAGTAAGTTTAGTCTTTGGTTCATTTTTAACTTTTCTGTTTCTAGTAGTAGGTATTATTGGTGGTTGGGTTGCTCGTGAATATCTTATGAATTACCAAGATGCTCCCAGACTGCACCCAGAATTCTTTGACGAGCATGGTAATGTTGTTCCCGACGAAGTTCTCGCTCTCCGTTTTGAAGAAGGTTTCTTTACAGACGAATCTGAAGAAGAAGAGGATTGATCTCTAATAAAATTTTTATTCATTCTAAGTTATGCCCACAGCAAAATCCAAATCAACTGCTACTACTGAATTGGCAGTTAATCCCTTTGCGTTTGAGGTTTTTCAACTTGCCTCAAAGCAAAGATCAAAAGCAAAAAAAGTCGAAGTTCTTAAAAAATACGAACACGCATCGCTTAAATCATTACTCATTTGGAATTTTGATGAGAGTCTTGTATCTGTTCTCCCTCCAGGTGAAGTTCCCTATGCTAGTGTTGGAGAACAAAATTCTTTCAGTGGAAACATCAGTGAGAAAATCAATGATGCTGTTGGAATGATGGATGAACTTGGATCAAATTCTCTTGGATCTCAAGATCAAGGACGTTCATCTATTCGTAAAGAGTATGATAAGTTCTACAATTTCATTCGTGGTGGTAATGATTCGTTGAGTTCTATTCGTAGAGAAACGATGTTTATCAACGTTCTTCAGGGTTTGCATCCCCTGGAAGCAGAGATTGTTTGTCTTGTTAAGGATAAACAACTTGAGACCAAATATAAAATTACTAAAGAAATTGTGAGTCAAGCATATCCTGATATTAAGTGGGGTGGACGCGCCTAATATGAAAATTCTCCATTCAGATTGCGATCCTAAATTAGGAGAAGATCGTAGTCTTCCATATACTGCATATCTTGTAGAGTATTTACAAGATGGGATAACGAAGTTTGATATTGTTACTGCTCCTAAGAAGGTAGATATATTTGATCATTACTGGGATAACTATCGAAATGATTTTGTTAACATGACCCAGTCTGAAGGGAGAGTAAATCCTAAACTATGGGGTATTAAACCAAAGAAAGAAAGTAAAAAACGATGAGTGAAGAATCAGTTCCCTTAAATGTAAACATCGATCCTGATGAAATGCAGAAGGTGGTGAAAAAATATAAAAAACTAAAAAAGTATATGAAATCTTCGTTATTCGAGATTAAAAAACTAGATGGTAATGAAGAAATCATTAGCAAACTAGTTCAAGGTGTTGAGGATGTAATTGAAGGAACCGAAATGAAAACCGACTTTTAATTCCATATATTGGCGTAAAAAACTCCGGCAAAATTTTCACCTTCTAAAGTTTTTTAATAGTAGTCAATAATACCAAGACACTTGACTAAATAAGTTATGAGGTCTATAATGAGACCTGTCGTTCATCCGAGAAATCGGACGCAAGTAAGTCGCGGAACGGAGCCGTTCATCCCATGCTAGAACTATTATTCTATACAACACTCACCTGCACTCAAACTGATGCTATCATGCTGAAGATTGAGAGGAATGAGAATCTATCTTCCATCATGAAGGTAGAGTTGGTTGAGACTCTCAAAGACTCAGCACCAGAATGTCAGTGGTATTGGGACGCAAACGACTAAAGGAACGGACCTAAAAATCCAACTACTTTAGGAGTAACACCATGAACACCCTTCAAATGGTAAAGAAGCAGATCAACAAAGCATCTGCACTTCACAACGCACAAATTCTTCACACCTCATATCGTGGTGTTGAGTATTCTACTCGTTGTGTAGAAAGTAAAGAGCAACACGGTACATTCTGCTATCGTGGTCGCACTTATACTAAGTGATTCATTAACTTACATTACAGAGAGGGTTACAAACCCTCTCTTTTTTTGTCTTTAAGTAAGAAATTAACAAATGTTAGTAAACTAACACAAAGTAATCTACATAGTATAGAATTAAGGTAGCCTATGAAATAATTCATTTTATGGTATTAAAAATCTATGGAGGTGAGTATGCATAATCGCATTTCCCGCAATCAATTGGCAGAATGGGTGCATATCGAAAATGCACTTTCTAAATCTAACGAAGAATTGGATTTGGTGAATGACTACTTTGACTGTTTAATCGAATGTGATGAAGACCAAGGAACATGTAAAAAAATTTGTAAAATTCTATTAGCAAATTAATTTGAAATCGGGGGGTTTGCCCCCCTTTTTTTGTGCTATAATATGGTGAAAGGACATTTCATTATGGACAAAGAAAGACTCAAACTCATAGTCCGCAATCTAGAACTTTTAGTAGATGGACTCAAGGCAGAAGTTTATTCTGATGTAGATGCATATACCCAGCAAGTGGAATATGATGAAGTTGCGAGGTATCTCCATGACTATGATGAAGTCTTTGAAGACAGTGATTTGAACGAAGAATGAGTGTAAAATTAATTAGCGTCACTCCCGATGCGGAGAAGATGATGGCATACGTTGCGCGTGTGTCAAATCCAAACAATCAAGAAAATCCTAACTATGCAAAACTGTTGGGTTACTGTATCAAACACAATCACTGGTCCGTGTTTGAGCAGGCATTTATGACTCTGGAACTTGAAACTACCAGAGGTGTAGCAGCTCAAGTGCTTCGTCATCGTTCGTTCACATATCAAGAATTTTCACAACGCTATGCTGATTCTTCCTTACTCGCGGAGACGATCCCTCTACCTGAACTACGCAGACAAGACACCAAGAATCGTCAGAATTCTATTGATGATATTGACCCGTTTGTCCGTCAAGAGTTCCAGATCAAAATGCAAAAACACTTTGAAGAAGGAATGAAACTCTATCAAGAGATGCTTGATGCATCGATTGCAAAGGAGTGTGCTCGTTTTGTGCTTCCTTTAGCAACTCCCACTAAAATCTACATGTCCGGTTCATGCCGATCGTGGATTCATTACATAAATCTGAGGACCGCTAACGGAACTCAGCAAGAACATATGGATCTTGCTGAAGGATGTAAGAAAGTATTCCTGGAACAATTCCCAACCTGTGCTGAAGCACTTGGGTGGGTCTAAATAAAAATATATCATTTATAATTATGGCAACATATCCTGTAGTTAATAAAGAGACTGGCGAACAGAAAGAAGTAAAACTCAGTGTTCATGACTGGCCTCAGTGGTGTGACGACAATCCTACTTGGCAAAGAGATTGGTCAGATCCATCAACTTGTCCTCAACCTGGAGAGGTTGGAGAATGGCGAGATAAACTCGTCGCTAAAAATCCTGGATGGAATGATGTGCTTGCCAAGGCATCAACAGCACCTGGTTCAACTGTCAAAAAGATCTAAGTAACTTATGCCAACTAGAAAGAGAAAGAACGATTCCCCTATTGGAATTGGCATGACTGCCAAGCAAATGAGAAGAAAAAAACCAATCAATACAGATTTATTGGTTGATATTGATCCATTAACAGACAATCAAAAAAGATTCTTTGATTCGTATGCAGAGGGGAAACATCTTATTGGTTATGGTTGTGCTGGGACAGGTAAAACATTCATTGCTCTGTATAATGCCCTTCAAGATGTTTTAAACGATAATACTCCTTACGAGAGAATTTATCTAGTTCGCTCTCTTGTTTCTACTAGAGAGATTGGATTCCTTCCTGGAACTTATGAAGATAAGTCTGATATCTATCAGATTCCTTATAAGAACATGGTTAAATACATGTTCCAGATGCCTAGTGATTCTGATTTTGAGATGCTGTATGGTAATCTGAAAGCACAGGAAACAATTAAGTTCTGGTCCACGTCATTTCTCCGTGGAACAACTCTTGATAATGCTATTGTTATTGTTGATGAATTCCAAAACTTGAATTTTCATGAACTTGATAGTATAATTACAAGAGTTGGTGAGAATACCCGTATTTGTTTCTGTGGTGATGCAACTCAATCTGATTTGCAAAAAACTAATGAAAGAAACGGTATTATCGATTTTATGAGAATTCTTAGAGCAATGCCATCGTTTGATATTATTGAGTTTGGTCTTGATGATATTGTTCGTTCTGGTCTATGTAAAGAATATCTAGTTGCAAAAATAGATGCAGGTTTTTAATGTTTAATCATGTTGATGTGAATCTCCCCAAACTTGAGAGGGAGACAATTGATGGGGTAAGGTATTACTCAGTCCCTGATGAAAAAGAACTCCTCCGACTGGTCTCTATCACTTCTGTGACCAGTCATTTTAATAAGGAAATCTTTATTAAGTGGCGTAAGAGAGTTGGTAATGAAGAGGCAGATCGTATCAGTAAACGTGCTACAAGTCGTGGCACTGATATGCATACTCTTACCGAACACTTTTTGAAAAATGAGAAACTTCCTACGGTTCAACCCATCTCTGATTTTCTCTTCAAGATCTCAAAGCAAACTCTAAAAAATATTAATAATATTTACGCTTTGGAAGGTTCCCTATATAGTAAGGAACTTGGTATTGCTGGAACGGTTGACTGTATTGCCGAATATAACGGTGAGTTAGCAATAATCGATTTTAAAACATCTGCAAAACCCAAACCACGAGAGTGGATCGATAACTACTTCGTGCAATGTATGGCATACGGTTGTATGTTGTATGAACTGACAGGTATTTCTGTCAAAAAACTTGTAATCATTATGGCTTGTGAAAATGGAGAATGCGTGGTCTATGAAGAACGAAACAAATCAAAGTACATCAAACTTCTCAGCAAATATATTAGAAAATTTGTTGCAGATAAACTGGAGCTCTATGGAACCAAATAAGGAACTAGAAAAGGCAATCGAGAATAAATTTTTAACACCATCAAAATTCGCTCTTGAGATTGAAAAAATTGTTGCTGAAGAGAAATTCAATTATATTGATGCTATTGTTCACTATTGTGAAGTAAACGAACTTGAGGTAGAATCGGTAACGAAGCTTGTTTCAAAATCTTTGAAAGAACGCCTCAAGTGGGATGCTATTCGTCTCAACTTTATGAAGAAAACTTCAAGAGCAAAATTACCTCTATGATTTCTCGCGATGAATTAATGCACCATCGCTTACAAGCATGGTTGCGTGAAAATGAAAGCGATAATCTAGAGTATCTTGGAAAAAAACCTGATATTTGTGGTGTATTACACCATTGGTATCGTGTTGGTCAACATAGTGTGACCGTTGATTGTATTGAAAAAATTGATCTTGCAGATGCTGAAAGTGACACCATATGAGACCTACCAAACATATCTTTCTATGAAGAGTCATTTTACTAATCGTAAATATGACTTTTTTAAGTATGGGGGAAAATCTCGCGCTACTGTATCCTCATTTAATAAGAGGAAAGATAAGTATTGGTTTGAAAAAACCTCTAGAAAATATTCTGATAAAGAAGTAGTAGATTTTCTACTAGCAAATTTTGTTTCCACCGACAACCCACAAAACTTATGGATTGGAGAAATTATCAATTCTGGAGAAAGAACATACGCCGAGTGGATGAAACGACAGCAGAGTTTGAGTTACTTGTTCAAAGAACAAAGCAACGAATTACTCTCGGAGAGAAAATTGGAAGAACTCTTCAGTTGTTCCAAAGGTCACCCAGTAATCCTAAAAAGATATCTTGGTGGAAGGACTAGTCTAGAGACTCTGGTGATCTTTAATAAGATCTTTGATTTCGTATCTATTATGGATAAGAGATTGGATGATCCTGTGTGGGAAACTGTGAGTCTTAAAATTAAAAAGTATAATCCCTTCATAAATATTGATGTATTCCAATATAAAAGAGTATTGCGGTCAATAGTTCATGAGTAATTTTTTCGATTCCGAAATCATACAAGAAGAGTTGAAGGAGATTAATACACTCCAGGAAGAGATCTATGGATCTCTCCTTGCCTTCAGTTCTATGGACCGCGATGCAAGGATAGATAAAGTTGAAAAACTAGCAACGTTGCTAGAAAAGCAGAGAGTGATGTATACTAGGTTATCTCTTTCGGACGACCCCAAAGCGGTTGAGATGAAAGAGAACCTACGTAAGTCGGTTGCTATGATGGGGTTTCCCCCTGAGACCGATCTGAATCTACTGTTCGATAGTATGAATAAGACCATTGAATCGCTCAAGGACTATATTGACACCTGAGCAAAACTTCGCTATACTATCCAAGTAAATCCCCCAAATCTAAAAAATCCGAGGAAATCCAAATGTCTTTTGCTGACCTTAAGAAGCAATCTAAACTGGGCTCCCTTACCCAAAAACTGGTTAAGGAAGTTGAAAAAATGAATAATACTGGCGGTTCTGGTGATGACCGTCTCTGGAAACTGGAATGTGATAAGAGCGGCAATGGTTATGCCGTTATCCGTTTCCTGCCTGCTCCCGATGGCGAAGATCTGCCATTCGTGAAACTCTACTCCCACGCCTTCCAAGGTCCTGGTGGTTGGTATATTGAAAACTCTCTGACTAGTTTGGGTCAGAAAGATCCTGTGTCTGAATGCAATTCTTTGTTGTGGAACAACGGCACCGATGCTGGTAAAGATGCTGCACGTAAGCAGAAGCGTAAACTCACCTACATTAGCAACATCTATGTTGTAAAGGATCCTACCAA